CGACAATGACTCCCGTCATCACGATGGCAACCGGATTGGCGGCCAGTAGCCCAAGGGCCCCATTGGCATTGATTGCGCCAACAGTGACGGAATCCAGGGCCCCCGTCACCAGTCTAAGGGCGCCTGCAGCAGCGGGCACAGTGGTAACGATGCCGGCCAATCCGCCGGCCAGGGCCAGGAGTCCGGCAAAGGCCGCTGCCCCTGCTGCAACAACGCCCGTGAGTCCGGTGGCAAGAACGGCCGTTGCGGCCACTGCGGCCTTGATCGGAGCAGGGATGGAGTTGACCGCGTTGAGGAATTTGCTGACCCCTTGCGCCACGGAGGAGAATGCCGGAACGAGCGATTGCCCGAATCCTGCGGCAAGATTGGTGGCGGCGTCGCCGAGGTTGGAGAGGGCGCCGAAGAGGGTCTTTGATTGCCGGGCAGTAGCGTCGCCGAACTTGGTCTGAATGATCTTTTCGAGAGCCGTTTTTGCCTTATCCAATTGGGCCGCGGTGGTGACGGCGATCGACCCCGTGTTGGTCAGTTCGGCCCCGTATTTTTTGAGGACCTGGTTCGATATGCCAAACCCGTTGCGGAGCGATTCGAACCCCTCAAGTCCCCCGGAGAACGCCTTGCCGAGGATCAGTGAAACATCGTCCATGCTCCTGCCGAATGCCGCGGCGAGGTTGGCGGCGAGAGGGAGGACGCGCTGAGAGGATTGGCCAAATGCTTCGATGGTTGCCGTTGCTGCGACCACGGATTTAACGTCGAAAGGGGTCTTTGCGGCCAGATCCACGGCGGACTGAAACGCCTTCGCGGCCATTTCGCTATTGCCAAAAACCGAAACCAGTTTCCCCTGCAGCGCCTCGAACTGCCCGGCCACATTGACGGCAGATCCCACAATCCCGCCCAGGGCAAGGGATACCGCCCCGGACATTTTCGCAGCATTTTGCGCAATCCCGCCAACCGCGCCGGCGAGATCTTGAAACCGCTTCGTTGTCGCCGAGAGGGTAGCGTCAACAGAGGCGTTTTTATCCGCAAAAATTCGGAGGACTACCGGGATCTCTGTCTCAGGCAAAACTTTGCATTCCTCCGCCGTTTCTCATAAATTCCGCCAATGCGGCCCGATCTTCGTCCGTCACCGGTCGGTTGCGGGCCGCCGCGAAGGCGTCCGCTGGTGACATTTTTGCGACTGGTTCCGGCGCGTCTGGGCACCAACGGTGCTGCTCCAGGGCGTCCAGCCAATCCCAGTCCTGCGCTTCGAATCCTTTCTTTTCCAGCAGCATCCCCTGAAGGTGCATCCACTGCCGGCGCTCTTGTCGCACGGCGTCCGGGTAGTGCTCGAGCAGTTGCCGTTTCGTCCATTTGGCCCACACGTCGTAAATCGGATCCAGGTGGTAGACCCGGCCGATCTGCCTGCATATCCCGGCCCAGTGAATCGGGCGCCCACTTTCGCCGCCACCCGATCCCGCTGGGCCATCTAGTTTTTTCCAAGCACGTCCTGATGGTTGTCAAGTTGTGCCTGGATTGGCATGATCTCGTGCTCCAGGAATCCGCTGCCGATGTTTTCCATGATCCACTCATCGGTTAGCGGGGCTTTATCTACGGGATCAAGGAGTAGTCTGTAGCACCTGCAGTCGCAAGATCTCGACTCCTTGCGCAGCGACCTTTTCCCGTCAATGTCAGTCGGATCAAGGCTCTTTTTCTTTTCCTGTATCAAAATGGCTTCGTCGGCCAATTCCTCGAATTGGTCACTCCTCGACCCATTGCGCTCGCGCATCGTAAAGTCTCGGCCTCCGATATTGATTACAAATTCCTTGGGGGTTGCTGTCTTACTCATCGTCGTCACTCACTTTCGGTTGTTGGGTTGGGCCCGGCCGAGTTGCCCCGACCGGGCCAGTTGGTTAGGGGATAATGGTCACGGTTGCCAGATAGGCCGTTACCAGGGCGCTCGGCACCACGCGAATGAATCCGGTGGGGCCCTGGGTGGCGCTGCTGGGGTGGTTGGCCTCGTCGTTCTGTGCCGTCATTTTGGCGAGGGCGATCATCGGTGCGGAGGCCCCGGAATCGAGGCCCATGTCAATGCTTCCGTCCCCCTGGCACTTCCAGAAGCAGTAGTGAAGGAGGAATCCCTGCGGACTCAAGTGGAGATACTCAACCTGGTAGTTTTGCAGGGCGATGGATTTGCCCAACAGCAACTCGTCAAAGGAAACCGTGGTGTAATCGTAGGCTACGTGAACCGTCGCGCCGATGGCGAAGGCCGAGTCAGGCATACGGGCAACGAGGCCACTCGCAGCGTTAACGATCGCGTAGTCGGTGGGCCCGGTGGCTCCGGTGGCAGCGGCGTCGAGGTAGGTAGTGACCTCGTCGACGCTCTTCACCACCAGGTTTTCGACGTTCGGGTGGCCGAGCTGGATGAAGCTCAGGTCGCTGCCATTCTGGGTCGCAAAGGTGTAGACGCCCGTGCTTGCAGTGGCCGCGGTGCCAAATGCGACCGCACCCGTAGCGCCGGTTTGACTGCGCGGGGGGATTCCCATCACGGTGCCCAGGTTGTTGATATTGGCCACCTGGATCATGGGGATCTCGAGTTTGTAGTCTTCACCAAGGAGTAGTTGCAAAACCGTGGTGCGCGGAATGCCCACCTTGACGATCAGATTCTCCACCTCTCGGGACATGCCGAGCTTGCCCTGGCAGTAGCCAGCATCTCTCTGGTTGAGTAGGACCTGCGCGCCGCCCGCGGTGATTTCAAGGGGGTCGCCGACTGTGTAACCTGCTGACATTTTCTCAATTCCTCTCTCGCGTTTCCGTCACTCAAAAGGGATGGGAAGGGGAATTTCACCCGATCTGTTTGGCCTGGCAGCGGACCTCCAGTCCTATCGAGAATCTAAAATTTGGCTTCTCCTCGGGAGTGAGGTAGCGGGAAGTTACCGGGGCCAGCATGTATCCAGCGCCGCGAAATAGGCGCAGGGAGGGGATGAGGCCCAGGGTGCCGCCGGATGTGGAGTTGCATTGGCGAGCAACCTTCCTGGCGTCATCGTTGGCCGGAATGTCGTCGACGTAAAGCCTTATGAGGACATCCGTTGTCGCATTCATCGGTTGCCCGGCGTAGGCGGTGGCATACTGGTCTCCCACTGTGCCCCAGTCCACCGTGTAGCAGTATTTGGCAGCCGCAGGAGTGGGGTAGTCGCCGAGTAACACATTGTCCGCGTTGGGAAGTTTGCCGGCATACGCGTGCCCACTGCCCGTCATGCAGGCCGTCAGGTGCGCAACAACGTCCTCAAGGATCTGCTCAGTATCCGTCATAGCGCCGCCGCGATCCCGGCCTTGAAATGGCTGTAAGCGATTCTGCCGATCTGTTGCTGAAAATTGCTATCAGGGGGAACCACAATCGGCCGCGAGGGCAGGACGTAGGACGAGGCCGGCAACCGCTTCAATCCGGCCAGTTTTTGAAACGCCCCGAGCTTGGGGGCCTTGATTCGGATCACGCCGCCACGTTGAAGGATGTTGGCATAGAAGAGTTTTGATCCGAAAGTTGCCTGCGTTGCACCAACTTTGAAAAGGTTCTTCGCGTCTCCGGCCTCGGAGAAGGAACGTCGAAGATTGCCGGTCTTGATCAACGTCGGCGTGCCCTTTTTGTTCGGTGCCCACCCGGGGCCGCTGACCGCAAACCGGTGATCGAACTGAGCGAGGGCGATTTTTCCCACCTCGGTGAATGGATCTTTCCAGTCCGCGGCCCGGATCTTCAGAGACCCAAAAACCTTCTCCAGCACGCTCGTATCCAGGGACGCGCCAATCACAGCGGACCTCGCATAAATGAGCAATCCCCGGCCGCCGTGAGTGACGGACATGCGACAGCCGGGGCGCGCTCAAAACTGCTCACGGGATCCACCGCCCAGGAGTAGGCCGGTTCACGCCGTCAAAATTTGCAAGAGTAGGGAGGCGGCCGGCGCGGACACGGATCGAACTTGGCGTGATCGAATCGACGGCAGGATCGTCTCCAGGAAGACCGGCTGCATCGGTTCCTGCGAGGAGTTTCAGGCTGTCCTCTGCGCGGGTTTTTAGCTCGATGGCATACTCAACCGGGGCGTCAGCGGTGCCCGACTGAAAAATGTCCAGAATGATGAAATAGGCGGCCAGGTCGGCGGATATTTCGACCACTTTATCAGGGATCGGGGCAGAGAAAGGGGTAACGTATTTTGCATCCAGTCTGCTATCGATCTCCGCGTCGGCGTATTCCTGGCCGGAGGCAAGTTGGTCATTGCTGACGGTGAGGGATGTCAGGAACCGGGTGCTGCGAGACTGTATTTTGTCGCGGGTGGCGTAGGGGTGGGCCATGTTTGCCTCCAATCAGGGAAAGTGAAAAGGTAAATTGGTGACGCCCTGGGCGGGAGAGCCTCGGGGAAACTCCGCCCAGGGCAACGCCAAAGTTTAGGGAGCGATATCGATTCGCTGGATCCAGGTCGGCCGCTGAATGGTCGGCAGTCCGTTGATCCCGCCCTCGAGCGCGACGTATTTGGGAGAGACCTTGGTGTGCTCCTCAAAGGTCACGAACGGGCCCGGCTTGACGTCGGCATAGGTCTGCTGAATAGCAGGAGTGGAGGTCCAGCGCCCAACCGTTCCGGCATCCACCGAGTTGCCGCTCTCGTCCTGAGTGGCGGGACGACTGCCGATCAGGTAAACCCGGTCGTCGGCCAGGAAGCGGGTGAAGGTCGTGGCGTCGGACCAGTAACCCTCGTCGTAGGTGATGACGTCGCGGATTCTGGGGCCGCCGGGAATTGCCGCGCCGGAGTTGCCCTGGACCATTTGCTTAAGGGCCTCGTTGACAGCGTTGTTGCCCAGGGTGAGGGCGTAAACGGACTGTTTAACGCGATCCTCGATGACCTCATTGGCAGAGAGGAGGAGGCTGACGGATTGATTGAAAACCACGTCAACCTCGGTCACACCGCTGCCAGCAAAGGCCGCCAGTGCTTCCTGGATGTCCAGGTGAGGAGTTGCGCTTGCTACGGTTGCCCATGCGGTGCCGGAGGAAATCGCAGCGGGCAAACCATAGGTGATCTGCATCGCGATCCCGTTGACGTCGTAAGCGGTCAGGCCCTCATTGAGCGCCTGCCATCCAGACCACTCCATCAGGAGAATGATCAGATCGCCGATTTCGGCCACACGCTCAAGGACGAGCTTATTCCCGGCAAGGCGCTTCTGATCGGGATCCGTGATATCCACAATGGTCAGAAAATCGGCCTCGTCGATTCTGCTGGCGCCGCGCCAGAATGCGGTTCCCTGGGATTTCAGGACATTGCTTTTGGCCTGGAGCATGGTGGCGGGGGTGCCCATTTGATAGGGTCCCATCTTGCCAACTAGGACGCCTTTGACCCACCAAGAGACGGTTTGGGAGAATTGCTGGGAAGTGAAATCCGGGGGGAAGTAACGTTTCAATCCGAGCATATTGGCGCGGTTGAGGACGTAGTTTTGGACTAATCCCACCATCGTTCTGACTGCGGGCATGATAAGCATTTTCGTAATTCCTTCTTTGCTGAATTCCGAGGCTCATCACAGAAGGAGGGGAGAAGTTGCCGGTTTTTTCGGGACCGGAGGCCCGTTAGTTTAGGCGGTTGCCCCAGTGGCACCCGTGTCGCCGGTAGCACCGGTTGCGCCAGTATCGCCCGTGGCACCAGTAGCCCCTGTGGCTCCGGTAGCACCAGTCGCGCCGGTTGCTCCCGTAGCCCCAGTTGCACCCGTTGCGCCCGTTGCGCCCGTTGCACCAGTAGATCCATCCACTCCAGCGATCCGGAACAGAGAGATAGTGCTCGATAGCGCGTGCACAGCGAGGTCAACGCCAGCCGCTGCGTCATACCCGAGCAGAAGCGCCGTAGTGAACGGTCCGCTGACATACATGAAGCTCATCACCGGGTTTTGCCCGCTGTTGGTGTCCACTTGCTCGCCCAGGATTCCCACTGCAACGCGGCGGCCATCGTCCGCGCCGTCGTCATCGTAGGGGACGAGCTGCCCGCCGGAAGTGAGGGCTGCCATAACGGTCCATGCGGGGATGACCCCCAGGGCGCTCACATTCACGCCAACAGTCTGCGCCGCCTTGACCTTGGCGATCGCAGTGAAATAGTGCTTGTCATCCACGTAGGCCCGGGCGTCGCTCTGGCTGTAGGTGGTGGAAGTGATTCCAGGGTTGTTCATTTCTCTTCCTTCCTTACTTGGCCGCGGCCGGTTTGGCAGGGGCGAATCCCATGTCAGCGCCCAGCGTGGCGAATTCGTCTAGCTCGGCGGCTTCGGCCGCGGGGGTTCCGGTTGCGCTGCCGGGGGCTTTTGCGACGGCAACGGACTGCCGGCCGCCAGTGGGCCATACACTCGGAAGCGATTGGCGCAGGGCCAGGTATTTGGGGCGCAGGTCGGCCGGCATACCGGAGAGGACTGCGAGCTCCTGTTCCTGGTTGGCGGGCACGGATTTGCCGGCCTCGATCAACGCGAGGACGTCGGTGGTGTCGGCCTGCAGTTTGATCACGCGGGAGTTCTCGGCGGCGCGG